TACGCGAGGCGGCACCCGTGCTCGTGGCCAGCGTGCCGAACGAGGCGGTGATGCCGTGGCGGCGCGAGGATGGCGCGACAACGGCGTTTCATTTCCGGCACTACACCCGGCAGCAGTTCAACGATCTGCTGCAGGAGTGCGGCTGGTGCGTCACCGGATGGCAGGGGCAAGCGGGCCCGGAGTCTGAAGTGGAATCCGAAGTCAACGGCCGCACGCTGATCGCACTGTGCGAGCGGGACGCGCTCCCCGAGGCGGTGACGCCTGGCAAACACGTTGCCATTGTCGCGCTGGGTGCGAGTCTCAACCAGTACGTGGAGCAGACCAAACGCGCCGGCGGGCGCATTGCGTTTTGTGATGAGGTCTGGGCCATCAACGCCGTCGGAAATGTTTTCGACTGCGACCTGATTTTTCACATGGACGACGTGCGGATCCAGGAGATCCGCGCCGCGGCGGCGCCGGCGTCGAACATCGCCGCGATGTTGAGGTGGATCAAGAGCAGCAAAGTGCCGATCGTCACCAGCCGCAAACACCCGGACTACCCGGCGCTGGTGGAGTTTCCGCTGGAAGATGTGCTGAACCACCTGGGGCACGACTACTTCAACAACACGCTGGCGTATGCGGTGGCCTTTGCCATCCACACCGGTGTCGCCCGCATCAGCATCTTCGGCGCGGACTTCACTTATCCGGATCTGCACAAGGCGGAAAAGGGACGTGCCTGCGTCGAGTTCTGGCTGGGCCAGGCACATGCACGCGGCATTCAAATCATGCTGCCGGAAACAACGTCGCTGATGGATTCGATGCACAGCAGGGCGTCACGGCTCTACGGCTACGACACCGTCGATATCGATTTTCAGCTGCAGCCGGACGGGTATCTGAAACTGGCTTTCACAGAACGGGCGGTGTTGCCAACCGCCGAAGAGATCGAGCGCAGTTATGACCACGGCGCACCGATCGCCCTGCAGCACATCAGCGCAAAGGAGTAAACCATGCTCTACAGGATTCTGAAAGATTTTCCGGGTTCGCAGAACGGGACTACTACCGAAAACTTCAAGGCCGGGACAGAGGTCGAGCTGTCCGATTATCTGGCCGGCATCGTGGTTCCTGAAGGCTGGGCCGAGCCGGTCACTCCGGTGCAGGCCGAGATCGTGATCGAGAACAAGGCCGTCATTACCGATGGCGCTGCCGATCCGGCGGGCACTGGCGAGATCGTCACCAAAGACGGCGCCGGCGTTGTTGAACGCGTCAAACGGAACTTCCGTAAATGACCATTGTTGTCCACACGCCGGCGGCCACCGAGCCGCTGTCGATCGCCGAGGTCATGGCGCACTGCCGGATTGATGTCACCAATCTGGAGCCTGCGCCCGGTGTCATCACGGCTGCGCTGGCGTCGCCGGCGGCAGCGGGCAACATCAACAACGGCGCACACCGCTACCGCGCGACGTTTGTCACGGCCGATGGTGAGACTCAGGCCGGTACGGTCTCGGCTGCGGTGACGGTGGCGAACAATGCCGTCAATGGCCAGGTCGCCCTGACCGGGATCCCGATCGGCGGCGCGCTGGTCACTGCTCGCAAGCTCTACCGGACTGCCGCCGGCGGATCGACTTACCTGCTGCTGGCCACGCTGGCCGACAACTCGACCACGGTGTACACCGACAACATCGCCGATGCCAGCCTGGGCGCTGAAGCACCCAGCACCAACAGCACCAGCGATCCGCTGCTGGGTGCACTGATTGCCTCGGCGCGTGCGGCCGCGGAGCTGGAGCTGCGCCGTTACCTGGTGACGCAGACGCTGGATGCGTATTTTGACGCTTTCCCTTGCGGCGAACGCAGCGAGATCCTGCTGCCGCCGCTGCAGTCGGTGACCAGCATCACCTATGTCGATATCGACGGCGCCACACAGACGCTGGCGGCAGATCAATATCAGGTCGATGCCAAAAGCCAGCCTGCACGCATCAAGCCGGCCTATGGCCTGACGTGGCCGTCGACACGGGAGCAGGACAACGCGGTGATCGTGCGATTTGTGGCGGGTTACGGCCCGGCTGCGGCGGTTCCGGCGTGCATCAAGCAGTGGATGCTGATGCGGATCGCGACGATGTATGAAAAAACGGACGGCGTGATTACGGGGACCATTGTGCAGGAGATGAGTTATCCCCACGTCGATGGCTTGCTGGATTCCGAGCGGGTCCGGGCGAGGGCCTGATGCGATCGGGAAACCTGCGCCACCGCATCACCATCCAGCAGAAATCGGTGACGCGCGGGAGTGCTGGCGGCGAAGTGATTGCCTGGGTGAATTTTGCCACGGCAATCCATGCAGAGGCCGAGCCGCTGGTCGGGCGTGAATTCGTCGAGCTGCGGGCGGCCCAGGCGGATCTCAGCCTCCGTTTCCGGATGCGCTACATGGCGGGGATCAATCCTGCGATGCGGGTGTTGTGGGACGACGGCACGTACAACATCGTCGAAGTGATCGATATCAAGGGCCTGCGCCGTGAACTGCATCTGATGTGCAGTGGTGCGGCCAAGGACAGCTGATGAGCAACGGCGTGGTGGTGCGTACCAACCTGGCGCAATTCAAGCAGCAGATCGATGCCCTGGGCAGGCGCTTCGGTGGCCGGGTGGTGCCGCGGGCCAACCGCGCCGCCGGCGTGGTGTTCCGCGATCTGGCCCGACTGCTGGCGCCGGTCCTGCGCACGCCGGATCCGCGGCGTGTCGCCGGATCCCTGCGGCGGAATATCTACACCGGCCGGTCGCGGGATGCGGCGCCGGGCGCGGTGAGTGCATTTGTCGGCGTCAAGACCAGCCGCAGGCGCAGCAACGTGCAGCAGCTGAAGCTGCGCCGCAGCGGCAAGGTGCTCGATCCGTTCTGGTGGCGCTTCCTGGAGGGCGGCTGGACGCCGCGCGGCCGCGGGAAAAAGCTTCGCGGTGGTACCCGGAGCAGGGCACTGCAGCGCAGCCGCAATGCCGCGGCCGGCGCGCAGCAGATCAGCCGGCCGTTCCTGGCGCCGGCGTTCGAACGCGGAAAGGTCCGCGCCCTGGCGGCGTTTGTCGCGGCGATGGAGCGCGGCATCAAAGAGGAATCGGCCCGTGAGCGCTGAAAGCACGCTGTACGACACGCTGAAGGCTGATGCCGGCGTGCTTGCCATCGTCGGCCCGACGGCGGATGTGGCGCGGATCTACCCGGATGTGATCCCGCAGGACGCGGATGTGCCGGCGATCGCCTTTGTGCGGGTGGACACCGAATACGTTTCTACTGTGCACGCCGCGGCACCGCTCGGATCCTCTGCCACGCTCGAAGTGTCATGCGTGGAGCTGACGCGAGAAAAGGCTGACGTGCTGGCCTTGGCCGTGATCGCCGCGGCGGGGCCCGTGGGTTTTCTGGTGCTGGGCCGATCTGCTGTGAATGACCCGGACACGGGGTTGTGGGCATCCGTTTTGAATCTGCTTTTTAACGAGTGATTTTTAAAAGTAAGGAGAACTACCATGACAGTGCGATACTGGCAAAAAGTTGCAATGGACATTCAAAGCGCGCTCGCAACGGCGCTTGATATCACCGGCATCACCAAGGCCAGCCCTGGTGTAGTCACCTACACCGGCACCGATCCGAGCAACGGCGATTATGTCGTGTTCAGCGTGCAGGGCATGCGCGAGCTGCACAACCGGATCGGGCGGGTGGCGAACGTCAATGCCGGCTCGAACACCTTCGAGATCGAAGGGATCGACACCACCCTGTTCGGCACCTTCACGTCCGGCACCTGCCAGGTGATCACCTTCGGCACTTCGCTCAATACCATCACCGGCGTGACGCCGAGCGGCGGCGATGCCGAGTTCGACGATCAGACCACCGTGCACGACGACATCCGTGTGCAGGCGCCGACAATCCACTCCGCCTTTGTGGTGGCGATGGAATCGATCTGGGATCCGTCAGATGCAGGGCTGGTTGCATTGAAGGCCGCCTCAGACCTGAAGACGACGCGCTGCGTTCGGATCACATTCGCCGACGGTTCCAAGCTGGCGTTTGTGGGCTACGTGTCCTGCACGATGCTGCCCACGGGTGCAGCCCCTGGCAAGGTCACCACTGCGCTCAGCTTTACCTCGCTGGGCCGGCCTGACTTCTGGGCCACCTGATGGCACTCGCGGACAAAATTCGCGCCATGCGCGAACAGTGCGTGTCTTCCGGCGGGCACGAATTCCTGGTCCGCCGCCCGACCACCGTCCAGCTCGGGCGGTGGTCGGTGGAGGACGGCTCCGGCTTCGTCTGTAAATGTGTCGTCGACTGGAAGATCCCGGAGCACCAGATCGTGGCCGGCGGCGGCGGCAA